GGCTTCTCTTGTTTTTCCAAAAAAACGCGGTGAGTGGTTGGGTTCTGTTTTGCTTACTGGCATTGGGTTTGCGTTTTCTATTTTGCCGGCGTCTCGTGCTGCACGGTATTTGTTTCCGCGTGTTGCGTTGCATTTACGGCAACTGCTTACCATGTTTTCTAGTGAGTTATCGCCGCCACGATCTACCTCTATTAGGTGATCGGCTTCGCTTGCTGGCATGCCGCACCAATGGCAAAACGGGTTTTCTGCAAGCAATATGCGTTTATTTTTTTTGTAGTCGGCTTGGCCTCGAGGTCTTGGGCCTTCACGTTTACTTGGCATTGCTCACGCGCCTACGGCTTGTGCTAGCGCGGCGCAAGCGCCTTGCTGTTGGTGTTAATTGGTTAGTCATCATGTCGGGCTAATCCTTGTGTGCGTGTTTGTTATGTGTATGTCAATGCTTACACCATGTAAAGCCTAATGCGTTAAAGCCCCACCCACGGGGTTGCCCTAACCCGTACCCACTTAACTACTCATTGGCTGATTATGTTTACAGCCTGCCACGCCATTGGCCCGGTCATTTCGTCGCGCATGATTGCGGGCATGGCGTACTACCTACGTTGCCGTATGTTCCCAACTACCGTGCAACGGGCTTAGGGCTTGGCTAGTCCTACGCGCTAGGCGCTGGCTAGAAAACGTATGATTACAGGCAACTGGTTAGGCCGCCACACTTGCACAATTACGCCGGCTTTATCTAAACGCTCGAGCCAACGCTCTTGCTTTTTGTGTACTACGCCCACGTCTGTTTTAAGTTCCGCGAAAACTAGCACACCCTTGCTGTTAAGTAGCACAAGGTCGGGGAAACCGCTATCGCCTTGTATGTGTGTAGCCCATTTGCCACGCCTGTTCATTGCTGGTAGGTCATGGTGAACCAGCCAGCCATAACGTGTAGCGATCTCTATAACGCTATTCTTAAATTGCGCTTCAAGCATTGCCATTGTCGCCATAATCCTTAATGACCACGCGGCCCCAAATATCCTCGGCTAAATGCTTTACTGACCAACGCAAATAATTATCTACGTCGTTTTTTCCTATAAAATCTGCGTGTTCGCTTTGCAATTCCTCAATCAAACGCAACATGCGCGTAAGTAGTTCTAATTGTTGTTGTACGGTCATTTTCCCTGCCTCATCATCACTAAAACGGTTAGCCAAACACCAATAATTACACCAATAAGGTTGAACGCAACATAAACCATTAGTCGGCCTTGCTACTTGGTAAACGCTTCAACGCGTCAATAACTTGCGTGGCCTGCTCGGGGTTCAATGTCTCGAGCGTTACCGCGTCGCTATCCAACGTGGCTGCAATGTAATCGTGTAGCGCTGCCTCATCAAACCCCGCGCCTTTAGCCAATGACTTAATAAAATAAACCTGTTTTTGGCTGGCCTGTTTAGGGTGCGTGCTGGTTGCTGTTTCGCGTCGGATTGGTGCTATTTGCGCGTCGGGCTTTTTAGGGTCTTGTCGCGCTTCAATTTCGTTTTTGCTAGCAATGCTTTTGTTTATTCCAAACCCCATGTAACCCAACGCACGGCCTAACGCGCTTGTCATGCCTACCATAAATTCACTGTTTTTGGTGTACGGGGTTTTGCCCGGGTATGGTTCGGCTGCGGTTGCAATGCTTGGAATTAGGTCGGCAGCGTCGCGCCAAACGGTTATTGTGCAACGGTAAAACGTCGAGCCGTCGGGCATGGTTACTACCTCGGCTGCGGTTTCTTGTATGCGTAGATCGGGGTAACGCTTCAATGCCTCTGCCAAACGTGTTGGTACGTCTACGTAGTTATCTATGTTAAAAGCCATTAGCGCCAATCCTTTTTACATGTGCCGGGGTGATAATAAAGGGTGCGATCATGCGTTCTACTTGCTTTATATGCGTAAGTAGTAACGCCACATTTGGGGCATTTTCTCATTGTCGGGCGCTTTCTGTTAGTCGGGTCTATTTAGTTATTTATAGCACATTGGTATAACGCGGTTGCGGGCAACATTTCCATTGGCCATAAATCCTCTTGGCGCATTGCATAACACGGCCCCGGTAAATCGGTTGCCCAACGGCCCGGTGTGTTGCAGCGTTTAAGGTTTGACCAGCCGGCAAGGTTTACGGTAAACGTGTTTTGGTCAATAATCGCCAAAATGTATAAACCCTTTTTGTCGTCGGCATGGGTTAATAGGCGACCGGTGGCGTGGTATGTCGAGCGCACCTCATAGCCGGCCACGTCGTTGGCGGTTATGTCGTAGGGTGCAAACTTGTATTCAACGCCTAAATAAGCGGCTAAAGCCTGTTCGCCGTAGCACCCGCGTAGCCAACGGTCATACGTTGTACTTGGTACATATAACTTTTTTTGTACCATTTTTTTTACTTCGCACTCCATAGTTTTTTTGTAGGCAATGTCTCGAGCGTTAAATATCTGCTCGGGGGTTAGTTTTATTGCCACCATGGTTAGCCGCCTAACGCTTCGATTGCCTCGCTAACGGTCTGCCAGCCTGTTGCGTCGCCGCTTAGGTCTAGATCAGTTGCAACGCGCTTAAGCCGGGCTATTAAATCTGCGTGGCGTGGTTTGTAGGGAATATGGGCGGGCCTGCATATTTCATCTATTAGATCAAATACGGCCATTTGGTGTTTTGCCATTGCGTTTGTTGTTGGGTCTAACATGCGTCGGGTTTCCTCACTTAGTCCGTAATCGGGGTAGGGCTGTTCTTGCATTTACTTTGCTGTTTTCCATGGTAGCCAACCGCTGTTACGCCATATTGCCACCATGGCACGGGTGTTAATGGTTGGGTCGAATAGATCATTACACGTTTGCAAAATACCTTTAGCCTGCAACCAGCCGGTAGGCCAATACTGGTTAGGCCGGCACCAATAGCCGTTAATTTGGTAAATGGAATAACTGCCGCCGTTGGTGTCGTAGGCGTTATATGCGTCGCTTGTGCAGCGGCTTTCACGTACAGCCACTTTTAACGCGGTTTCTAACTGGTCTTGTGGCAAGCCCTCGGCTAATGCCAGCGCGGCTACCTGCGTGCATGTGTTCACGTATGCCGGCAACGTGGTAGTTGGTGGGGTTGCCACGTAAACCGTTGTAGGGCTTACGAGGCGGCTTGGGGCGCTGTCTGTGCGTGCTGGTACGGCTAACGCTAGGGCTGACGCGCAAACGGTAAACAATGCGGTAAACGCAATTTTAAGGCTTAATGGGGTCACAATTTCTCCAATGTGTAGGGCGTTTGCCATGTACCGCCGGCAACGGTCTTAAACGCTATTTGGCTATGCAATACGTCGAGTGTGTCCGGGTTTCTAAAAACTTGTACTAACACTTGCTGGCCGTTTTCTAGTTTGCCTACAAATGCTTCATAGATAAAGGTTTGTAGTTCAGTCATGCGCTGTAAGCCTCTTTTCGTCGGTAGCAAAACGGTAGTAGGCGCGTGTTACGCGGTGGGGGATACTGGCGCAATTCCTTGTAGGTATTGGGTTATTGCTAGCGGTACTTTGTCGCCGGGCCAGTAAAACCAATGCCATGGCTCGGCTGGCATTACTTCAAGTGACCAGCCAAAACGCGGCCCATGTTCGCACATAAACGCAAACGTATCGCCTGACATGTTGGCAAAATCACAGGCCAAACCGAGGTTATGGCGCGAGGTTCCCGGTACGGCCATTGGTGCATTGCCCGGCTTTAAGTAATAATTTTTGCCTTCATACACTCGAGGTTTAACGCCCGGTATTGGCTCTAACTGGTAGCGCTGTAAAAAGCCTTTGCGTTGTAGTGAAATGCTGCGGTAGGTATCGCCCGCGCTAGTTGGCTTAAATTGTTTTAGGCCGGCTTGAAATGCGGCTGCTCTAACGGCGTTGTATGCGTTGGCGGCCAGCGGGTGTAATTTGCCAAAAGGTTTAACGTCTACCAAAAGGCTGGCGGGTAGTTCGCCCGGCTTAACATGCACCAAACTGGCTGGCAATACCAGTTTTTTAATTGGTGGCGTCATTGCTGCCGGGTTTGCTCTTTAATCCGTTAGACGCTACAAGGCCGCTAAGTGTGCCAGTAAGAAAAACTAGCAACGTGCTTAAAAGGTCAATTAGTTGCGCGTCAGTTGGTGCTTGCTCGGTTGGCTGATCTACAAACAAAATGCCATAAATAAACGCCATAACGGTAAACGAAAAACATAAAGCCATTAGGCGCCCAACAAAAACAATTAGTGAAGCGTGGTGTTGTTCGGGTGTCTTAATCACATGCGGCCTTAGTGAAGCATTGGTATTCGATATTCGTTTTAGAAACTGTGCAACCACTACAACCCCACATTACTACCGCTATAAAAAGCGTGTAAGCCAAAAGGTAACGCCATTTCATTAACTTAGTAGCGCGGCTACTTCGTCGGCAGTAAGTCCAAGTTTAGCCAATGTTGCAGTTTTAAGTTTTGCCAAATCCGCTGCCGCTTTAGTACGTGCTACACCGTCGGCTATGTCTTTATCACGTTGCGCTATTTCGTCGGCCGTCATGTCGCGCACTTCAGTACCAATTTGTATGGTGTAATCGCTCATGTTCCTAACTTTCGTTTAACCCGTAAACACGGTAAAAACCTGTAATGGTTCCTGTGCTTGTCACAAATGTTAAACCGTCGTTTGCTGCGGTTGCTGTCATTGCAAAACCACAAAAACCCGTAGCGCCAATACCGTTATTGTCAATAGCGCCAGTGTATAAACCATTAACGGTTGTCATTGTTCCCGAGTTTGCTGGGTCATAAACCATTAGCGAGTTTGTGCCATAGGCCATGTAAGTACTGTTGCGTACTTCGTTAATTAGCGCCGAGGTTTGGCTTGTTTGATTGCCTTGGTCGTTTGCTGCGCCGTTGTAAAACACGCCACCTTTAGCCCAAACATACGCGCCCGACGTGGTATTAGGTGAGCCAGCGACATTGACACGGCATAATACGTCTATGTCAGTTGAGGCCGCGGTAATTTGTAAAATTACTTGATACGTTTTATACGTGGTGGTAAATGTGCTTGCTGGCATGGAAATTGTGCCTTGCGCGGTAAACGGTGCGCCTGTGATATAACGCATACCCGGCGTAACACCAACGGTTTGCCACGCGGCACCGTCATAGTATTGCGTTGTGTTGCTGTCCTCTAAATAAGCAAATTGGCCTTCTGCTAAAACCTTTTCGCCCGTACCCCCAAAACTGTTATCGCGCGTCGTTGTAGTCGAAAAAACGGGTATGCCCGAGTTTGTGATATTTAGATTGCTTGCGGTTAATACGTCGCCCGACGCATATAACGGCACCGTTGTAACTGCGTTTGCACCCATGCGGTTAGTTTACGACAAAATCGGCTGCGGGTCTTGTATCCCTAGTTTGCCGTAAATTGGGTCGTTTAATATGAATTGGTAAACGATCACGGTTGGGGCTGTGTAGTAGGTGACGCGGTGGCCGGTCACAAAATCCACCCTATGTTCTATGCCTTCGACGCTTAACTCTTGGGCTACGGGGCCGCCGGTAAGGGTGTTGGTTATGGTGATCGTGTCGCCAATGTCTACAAGGGCTAGGTTTTCGCGTTGCGCGTTGGTAAGCATTAGGTAATCGGTTTGTACCCCGGTGTAGGTTGGCTCGGGTTCCCCTACCAAAAGGTAGTTTGCCAGCGCTAAAGCGGCGGTGTCATTGTGTAAAAGGCTGTCGGTAATGCTTGTGCTTTGGATTAGGTATTTGGTTTGGCTGGCTAGATCGTCGGCTACTTGGGGGCTGGTTGCGCCTAAGTGCTGAATACTGGCGCGGTTTACCACCTGATCGGCGTTATAGGTTATGGCCAAATTGTTGTACGGGGTGTTAGTGCCGTCATCATGGAAATCGGCAACGCTGGCGCTTAACGTCGCACCTACTCGAGCGTCAAAATTTATTACCCCTGTGCGCGACATAAAAATACGGCCCTGCTCGGCAGCCTGTATTTGGTCAATATATGCTTTTACGTTGGTGCCACCGGCAACGGTGTAAGCGGCTGCACCGCCAAGGGTTTGGGTGCCAGTAGCAATGTTTCGGCTGGCTGCAGGGTAAGAAACCTCGGGTAAATCCAATACGGCTGTTAGGCGGGCGCTGCTCAATTCCTCGCTTACGTTAAATTCTGCCATTGTGGTTTGGGCTAGTAAATAGAAATCGTCGGCGCAATACACGGTAACCGTGTTGTTGCCGCCTAATTCGTAACTGTAGTCATAGTTCACGATCTGCCCTACAAACAATGCAATAAACGTGCCAACGCTGTTGTAACGGCCAAACGATACGCGCCGCAATGGGGCTAATGTGAATTGCCCGGCGGGGTCTACGTAAGGGCTGTTTAAGTACAGCGGGTTTAATATGCCACCGGCCAGCGTGTCATCTAACGTAAACGTCATGGTGCCGGCGCTAAATTGGTCGCCTATTTCACGGCGGCCACGGTTCACGCTTACGGCTTTGCTGTACTCGAGCATTGGGGCAAACTCGGTTATGCCGTCTAAAACGTATTCGGTGTTATTGAGTACGCCGCGCGTCGTGTTATTCAAGGTAAACGCGTTAAGCATAAACCCGGTATCTATGAATAGTTCATAGTCTCCGCTGGCTACTACTGACGTGGACATTATGCAACCGCGATATTGGCGGGGCCTGCCGCCCTGTTGTATGCGCGTATTGAGTTAATGATTACTTCGCCAGTTTGCGCGGTTGGCACAAGGCTAGACAAGTTAATTGTTATGTTGCCATTAGCACCAATACCCCAGCCCTCTGTAGGGTTCACCATTGGGGTTACTGCCGGTACGGGGCGGCTAATGGCTTCGCTGAATCCGGCACTAATGCCCTTAATGTCTGCGATCTTTAAGCCCTTGGCTTTTAGGCGTGCTTGCGCTACATCAAATGCGGCTTCGACACCCTGCAAATAGGCTTTAGCGTTATCTACACCGGCACCAAACCATTGCGCGGCGGCCTGTTGGCCAATCGTTGCGGCTGCGTTTTCGGCTGCCATAACTAGATCGTTGGTTTCTTTAATAGCACCTACGCCACCGGCGATTAGTTCGGCTGCAATGGCCGCGCCGCTTTCACCGCCAGCGTCTAACACGGCCTGTAGGGCTTGCTGGCTTAATCCCATTTCAAGCAAGGTTTTAACGTCGGCACCGTATTTAACTACCCCGGCTACTTGGTTGCGCAAGCCTTGTAGAAACCCGGCGCCTGTTTCGTCGCCTGCGTCTTTGGCGTCGGCAAAACTAAACGCGTCTTTAACGCTGTCGCTAACGCTTGTAGCAAAATCTGTAAACGCTGTTTGTGCGTCTATGAGTTGCGTTTTGGCGTCGTCAAGTGCGGCCTCTAGGTATTTCTTTAGCGCGTCGCTGGCCTCTTTTACACGGTCTGCCATTTTCTTTGCTGCGTCACCCGCACCGCCAAGGCCCTTGGTAACGGTATCTAATTTAGGTGTGATCTCACTTAACTGTGGGCCAAACGGTTTTACGGTTTCTACCGTGGTTTTGGTGGCGTTCTTAAACGTGAGAAACGCACCGGCAGCAACTACCAACCCGGCAGCAATGGCGGCAGCGCCAACGCCAATAGTTAGCGCGGTATTGGCTGCGGCAGCCGACGCGGCTAGTGACCAGTTAAGCGCGGTGGTTACCACGGTTACGGCGTTAGCAATTAGTTGCGCGGCCTTAAATCCGATTAGCGCGGTACTGATTGCAGCAATAGCGGTACCTACTGCAAGCAATGTGCCTACGTGGTCTTGCGCCCATGTACCAAAACTAATTAGGTATGGCAACACCGCTTCAACGGCTGGCAATAAAGCCAACCCTATGCTTTCCTGTACCTCACCCAATGCCACGTTTAAGCGCCTAAATTTGCCTTCGGCTGTATTGGCTGCCACGGCTGCCGAG